ACTATTACGTTTAATAAATGAACCCATGTATTGAGTATTACTCTGTGGTACACCTTCAAATGCTGTATATTCACCTTCATCATTGTACAAACGAATATTACTATATGAGCCAGCCCTGATAGCAATTAGTTTATTGAAGTCAGTATTAGAAATATCACGCTTAGATGACAAGTCAGAAGTGTTCGCTTTCTGTGCCAACTGGCTATTCACATTATCCCTCATAGTATTCAGTTCAGTTTTACTTGCTTTACGATCTAGTTGTTCTGCTACTTGGCTAAAGACATTATAATGAGCATCCTCTGATATATCATGTGTACTGATTACTTCAGCTATATGATTTTTAATGTCTTGATTTAAAGATTCCACTTCAATTTTATCCGCTTTTAAATCTAGACTATTGTTTATAACGCTTACAATATTAGCATGAGCATTTTCACTTTGATTGTGATTTGTAATTGCAGCATCAACGTTATTACTAGCTAATTGCTTATATGTATCAAATTCTGTAGTAGTCACAAAATAACCACCACTAATATCTGCCGCTTGATCAGCATAAGCCTTAGCTCTTGTTGCACTCTCCTCTGCAGATATTGCTTGATTGCTTGCTAGTGTAGCACTATCCTTAGCTGCATTTGCACTTTTTGCCGCATTCGTTGCACTGTTATTAGCTAATCCTGCACTATTACTTGCATCCATAGCACTATTTGCGGCATCAATATAGCTGTTATTAGCATTCACTGCACTATTGGCCGCATTATCACTTAAACGCCTAATTTCAACTAACTGTTCATCAATAACTTCTCGTTTAATAGCTTCTAATTCATCAACAGCCACCTTAATACTATTGTTCACAGTTTCCGCTTTTTCAGTAATCTTATCAACCACCGATTGCTCTTGCTTAGAAATTGAATCTAAACTACTTTCTAATTTAGATTCTAATTGATTAGCAAACTGTGCCTCCATCGTATCCAAGGTGCCTTGCATATCAGCCATTGTAGTATCAATCTCTTTTTTAATACTATTTAATCTATTTACGCCTTTCTCCATTGCACGTTGCAAAGATTCAATAGTCTTTTGAATTTCCCGGATTTCTTTTAGTTGCGATTCACCAACTTCAAATGGATTATCGATAACTTCAAACGCTGTGGCATCAGAATTAAACCGGATATACGCATATGGCTTGCCTTTTGGAATAATGGCATTAAAGTCATTGGATAATACTGTCATTGTTTTACCAAAACCATCCGCATCACCTAATTCTTGTAAAGTCCTAGCGACTTTATCAAATTGACGTTCAATCGCACTGAATGGTGACTCATTTGGCAAATCAACTAAATTACTTCTTTCTGTTTGCCTAATCAACATTAATGTGTGCCCAGATGAAATTGCATTTCCGCTTGTGGGATACGTATATTTTTTGGTTTGTGAATTAAATGTAAAATTTGATGTAATTCTTGTGACCGTTTTTCCATTATTGACGTACCCTACAATCTCACTGCCTTCGGTAAAGCTATAAGGATAATCAAATACTTTTGTCTTGCCATTGCCATTATAGACAATACTCACTCGTTCTTCATTTACCATAATCTGCTCCTTTCTTTAATAAAAAAGGGTAATCCCTTATCTAAAGGATTACCCTATAAACTATTTAATTATTTTCTACGTTTTTCATCTTTTGATTTAATTTTTCTATCAAAGACTATTGCTTTAACCATATCCATAACCATTGCATCTGTATCCATTAACGACCATTTGGCCAATGTCCAAAATCCATCACTAATGGTATCACTGAACCCTATAAATCTGTTGCTAATTTGACCACTAGTACGCATCACATCAATCCATGTTGCTGATTCCTTACTTAATAATCGTGATAAATCAATTATCTTTGGGATAAAACTTAAGGCCGTAGCTTCATTGCCACGACTATATGCAGGTCCACCGGTCAGTACATCATAACTAATACCAAATGCATCACGGATAAGTGGCAAGCCACCTATGCCTGCATTTACAACATTGCCGCTCACTTTCTGCATTGGACTCATTGCATCATCATCGTCATCATCCATAGATGCTCTCAACAATCCTTCGGCCATCCCCTGTAATACTACCCAAAACAATATGGCATTAAACAATTTACCATAATCCCTCTTGTCATACACAGCATATCCACCTTCAACTAATGCATTAAGTACTGTATTTGCATATGTATAAAATGGAGTGAATAGATTGATGAGACTATTTCTACTACGTTGAATTACCGGAGCATCTTTAACTTCCCCAGAACCGAATACTCGACGAACGGCACGATCCGCATCAATAACCGCTCTACTTTCAACTTCCTCTGTAGATAAATCTTTGTCCATATATTCAGCAACGGCTTGGTCATATGCCATTTTCCACAACGGCATAGATAACATTAAGTCTGTTTCCGTGATAAATGCATAGCCATAGTTATTAATCCAATCTCGTGCATCTTCAATAGCTTGTTTAGTCGTCGAATATCTGCGTCCTACATCATCATTGGCCATGAACGTTGACCCTTTTTGACCGACGCTAAGACCTTCTTTCATGTCCTTGTCTAAATTATACCGTCTTTCACGGATGAATACACTTCGATTTTCGACGAATTCACGCTTTTCCTTAATCTTAAACGGATTCCCATAAAAATTAAGAATTGCCGATATTGATTGCCTTACACCTTGCTCATACATCATTGGTATTACGTTAAGCACATTTAGCAAGGCCGTGCTTGTTCTGTAAGCCATAATAGCAAATGATGTATTGGCCTTAAACGCCATTATCATTCTATCAAACTGATTCATCCTTACTATTTCTGCTTGCCAGTTATCTCGTACCCATTTACGCAATAGTTGTAAAGTTTCAACATTCGTGGCATTTGTGATGTAATTGGATAAATCTCTATTGCTAAGAAGTTTATTTACATCGATAGCCGCTTCACGCATGGCAATGTGATTGATAGCTTCATCTATAGCACGTGGAATAACATCAAAGGATAACATCAACTTTTTACCTTTTACAATTTTAGTACGGCTTTTTGTCGCTGACACGCCCATTCCCCATACGGCATTACTGCTCATTTGGCTTCGGATAATGTCTTCTACCTCATAGTCATTGGCTGCACCGTCAAGTCTTGGGTCATATACTATTGGATAATACTGACCTTTAATTGTACGGCCCTTGATAGTAAATTCTACTCCGGGTACTTTATTTAATGGGGTTCCATAAAGTCGCTCTTGGACGGCCGAACGGTCAGCATAATAGGAGTTAATAAAATCCCAGGTTGCTTCGATAAAATCCCAGTCCTTATCTGTAAGATAGTTACTGAAATACCCTTCAATGGCCGTTTCACTTTCAATTTGTAGTGTTTCTTTAACCCTTTGACGATTATCTTTAGTACCCCAGTTAAGGGCTAGGGCAATAATCTGTTCCTTGGTCATGCTAGTTACGGCACCCATATTGTACGTGCGTTCAGAACGAATAAGGAACAATTCTTTATTTGAGTATATACCAAACGTTTGAGATAACCTTCTAGTTGCTACTTCAAATAATTCTTTGCCCTTTCGTGTCGCACGGTCTAGTGGGTCATAAATATATCGTGTCCAAGGCCCAACTCTATCATCATCAAAACGACGCAATATGACTTCTGGTTTAATTAAATTCATCATCAACTTAGCGATTTTACTCTTTGCCCTGTCTACTTTTCCCTTTTCATTTTCAATAGTCAGAGGATCTTTATTCGATACTTTGAGTCTCCGTTCAGCCTGTGCAATCATTTCCCCTACTGCCTCTTCAAAGCTAACTGCTTTTCCGTCTTCATTAATAAGCGTGGTGCTTTCATATTGTGCTAAGCCCCTGGTGTATACGGCACTCACGATTTGATGCAAGGCCGTAAATTCATCGATAGTCAATTTTCGCCATGGTTTACCTTCATTAAATACATTAACAATCCATTGTTCCATTACTACATGACTTTTTTGCTTCATCAATTCCATATCCGGGTCTAATAATCCAAATATAGATTCCATAACAAAGCCCTCTGACGGTAATGTTGCATCACGGTCTGTTAAGCCCATTTGATACAACAAATGCCCTACAAAATATCTAGCTTCCGGTGCAATGCGTACAGGATTTTTCGGTCTCGATAACGCTTTATGCTTTGTTTTCAAGTCTTTTTCCATAGATTTAATATCTTCAGCATTATCATAGGCTGCTCTTGCCATTGCTTGATATAAGAGCTGCTGTTGCTTATGGTAAAAAGCTTCATCCATTTTGCCTTTTGCCAATGCAATGTCAGCTAACCGACTCTCCGTTACGCTTTTATTTTGGTAGTGCTTAAATGATGTGCCCTGAGTTACAGTAAGCCTCCGCAAAGAGTCATGAGCCTTAGCCATCATATTATCTACATTTCCTACCGATAAATTACGTAATGCACGCATATTGGCGATATATTCCTGTAATACATCTTTTAATGCTTCTACGACCTTTTCATTGGCTGTGCCATTATTCGTTGCTTTAGCATCATTGACGATTTCTTTTACCTTCTTGACTGTGGCTCTATCTGCTTTCTCCTCTACCGCTTTTACAATTTTCTCTATGCGTTCCGGAATAAATACTTTTATTGAACTAAGTGCCGCAATGATTTCATAATTCGCCGCTACAGAACGATTCGTATATTTCTTAATCGCTTCTGCTTCAGCAATGGCAACTTTCTGTTGACCTTCATTGGTTAACATATATTCATCCGCTAACCGACGTATTTCCGCGGGGTCCGTATAAGCTTCTGTCAAACTGTCATGTGCAGCTTGCATATCATTATTAATTAACGTTTCCCAGTCACCTAATGCTTCCGCTTCACCATTCTTCAGTTCTGCGACCGTCTTATATGGCGTATTAATTAAGCCGGCTTCACCAAATGTATCGTAAATCATTCGGGCTTCGTACACCGGATATTTTTCAGCGTATGATTCCATAATATCTTTTCGAATTGTCTCACGCTGTTCTTCCCATGCTTTATCTGCACGGCCATCTAATTCTTTCATATAAGCCTTTAATATTTTCTCTTTAGCACCTTCACGTACACTATCTATCAGTAGCATAAACTTTGTACGTTCTTCCCCTGTCATTTCATTGTAAATCTTCGACTTTTCAAAGCTGTCTAAACCTTGTTGAGCAGTGTAAGATTCTATTTCAGATTGAACAGCAACCATTCTGGCCATGATGTCTTGTATTTCTTTTGGTGGTAAACCGCCCAATGTTGTTACACTGTGGTAGATAGCAGTTAACCATGTTTTGAAACGTCTAAAGGTACGTTCCAATAATTTAGTTGGAGCTTTACCTTTACGCACGTATGCTTCAAATCCGGTTGCAAATTTTTCGTGTGCCCCGCGATTAGTATCCGCATCACCGCCCTCAATATATCCTGTCCATTCTTTAATGGCTTCCCAGTCTTTAATTACGTCTTCTGGGGCACCTTCCATATTGGCCAGCATCTGTAAGTCTTCTAAAAAGACGTGACCGGACTCATGAACAAAAGTACTAAAATCTGCTGAATTAAATAACTGTATGAGTTTACGGCCATCTGCAAACATTGAGGTTAAGCCCCGGATACGACTAGCATCAATACTTTGAAAGTACTGATTAGCCTTATCCTGTGCAGCATTTGTTACCTTCTCACGATCTCCTTCTACTTCCGCATCATATTTAGCCACTTTAATACCATTAGCTTTTAATTCATTGAGCAATTCTCTATCCGTTGTTTTAGGAATAACCGCATAGGTAATCTCATTAAGTCCTACCGCACGTTGAGGTTTCGCTTCAAAGTAATTTGTTTTTAAATTAGCTATATTCTCTTTAAGCGTGTTAATTCGCTCTATTAATGCTTTTCTTTCTTTAACCGGCACATTATAGCTGAATTTCTTAAAACTTTTTACTACATCCGCTTCCTGTTTAGCTCCTACAATTTCAATGAGAGCTTCTAATGCATCTGTAAACTTTTCAAATCCAGCTCCTTTGTAATTGTACCAAGGCAATACTGTATCCACAATACCATTGATTTCTTCTTTTACGGCTGTAAAACTCGTATTACTATCTACGCCTACATCATAGTCTTGTGTCGTATCCAATTTCTCTTCGGCTAATTTATGCATTGAATCATAGTCTTTGATAGTTTCTGCACTGGCTGCTATAACATTCCCGGCTGTACGACCTAACACGCCCTCTTGCTCATTTTGCGTATTCCCGGCCATCGCTTCCACAATGTTATCTAATGTTAATGGTACTTTTCTGTTGCCTACTTTAATTGTCGGGGCATCTAGCATGGTTTCCATAGATTCCTTTACCCATGCATCATACCCTTTTTTGGTCATTGGTTTTTCCAACGCCTTATCAATATCACTTTCTAGCTTATCAATATCAGCTATTTTCTTATCCAATAATTTATATTCACGATAAATTCTATCCTCAAATTTAAAAATTAATGAGTACTTGGTTTCCTCATCTATTTTTTTCAATAAATTTTCGTATCTTCTTTTAACAAAAGCCGGTTCATTTGCAATCTGCTCAGGTGTTAATTTTGCTAATCGTTCTTGTATTTTTCTATTAGCTTCTTCTAGCATTATTTCACGCATTACATTTGCAATACGTTCTGACAATTCCGCATCATCTGACGCTAAGCTTATTCCACCCTTATCAGTAATTTCTTTTATTAATGGAGCAACTTTCTTAACAACAGCTTTATCCTTTAAATAGCTATCTTCCCCTACCGCACTAATCATTTTGAGCTTTGGTGCTTTTCCGATGCTCATCAAATAATAATATTTAGCAGCACGAGTTCCTAATGCATCCTCCAGTTTACTATATGCATTCTCATCGTCCCAATAATTGGCCATATCATATTTATCGGTGTACAGTTTTAATCCGGTCTCACCGCTTGTTTCTTTAATTTCATCAAGTAGTTTACCCAGTTTAGCCTGCAAAGGCTTTCTTAAAACCCTTGGGAATGTCGTAGTCCATGCATCACGAGTAAATACTTCTTCCTTTTCAGGATTAGCGGTCTCTTTATTCATAATGAGCGTAATGGCAGCGTATTTATTGTATGGTGTATGCTTCTTAGTTACAGCTATCGACGGTACCGGCATACCGCCTAACTGCAATACTCCTTTTAAATTCTCTTCACTAATATTATGCATGGCTACAAGATTTTCTTCATAACTTTTTTGATACCATCCAGGATTTTTTTCTTTTAACTTGCGTAAGTCTTCTTCATTTGGTATACTATCATTAATTAGAGATGCTATCTCTACGACATTGGGTGTTGATTGCCCGCTCGTAGAGATGGCATCTTTTTTACTTCTATTTATGTATAATAATCTATCATGCTTTAATTGTTGTTTATACCATTCAAAATTTTCCCTAGGAAAGATGGAAATAATAAAATAGCCATCTTTATTTTTGTTAAATGAAATAGGTACATTGGTTAATTTGCCTGTATTGCTCTTTATTGAAATAATAGCTATAAACGAGTCTTCCTTTACCGTTCCTGTAGTAGAGTCGTAATTTTTAAAAACAGCTATAGGATCTGCTAGTGCAGCTGGCAATTGCTTTAACGCTTCAATATCATATTTTTCTGAGTGTTTTTCTTTAATTACTTTTTTTAAAATATTATTTTCAATAAATATTTCCTTATTTTGTACTCCTATCATTTGATACACCAATGGCATACTCATTACCCTATGTCGATATCCTGTTATTTTATCGTCTATAAAATCAGCAACAAGCTTCCCCCACTTCTTTGTATCCCCTCTTAATTTACTTTCCGCATTTAGTTCGTTTCCTATCTTAACTTCAATATACTTATCCACATAGTCTTTAGCTGTATATTTTCTATATCCCGCACGTTGCATAATATGAGCAACTACATCCGCATGTGCTGCAAATACCAATGCATTTTCCTTAGCACTCTTTGAAATTGCTAAATTCCCTTCTTTTAAAGCACTAACCATGCTCTGATAAACTTCATAGGCTTCAGGAGATAAATTTGACCGTACGTATACATCGCCATCGGCAATTGTATATAAGCGGTCTTTTATTTTATCCATGGCTTCTAATCGATTTATTTTTTCTTCCATAGCATCAAATTTTGCTAATGCGATTTTTTGTGCTTCTTCCGTCATGCCAGTTTCAAAGCCGTTAATAGCATTCTGTCTGGCACTCTCAAAAGACGCTCTTCGTGCTTTACCATGATTAGTCAGATTATCGTATTGTCCTTGTGAATTATCTAACTCTGAAATATTAACTGTATCAAAATTAACATCAGGACCTAACTCATCAGCATAAGTTTCTCTTAAATCTTCTTCCATCGTAGTATATAACTCATTAAAATTTGATTTAATGGAATACGGATTAGTCCCTACGACTAAATCAGCCATTTCCTGTTCCACTTCATTGTGGTTAGAAAATTCCTTCATGATTTCATTACGCACATTTTCTTGTCTTGTTGCATATTCGCCGGCAAAATATTCACGCATAGCCTTTGCCGTGTTAACGGCCTTCTGAATATTTTGAAGAGACATACCACCTTCCGTGTAGTATACGTTATTCTCCAGTTCCTTCATGGTTGTATCTTCTAATTGTGTATTCAATTGAGCAAATTGCCCAATAGGAACTTCTATTGATGTGTCATTTTCAATGGATTTTGTAACTTCGTCTTGTGTGATTAATCCATTATCTACCAAGTTTTGAACGGCTGCTTGTCCTTCTTCCGTATTAATCATATCCTGGACGTTAACATAGACTTGACCAATACCTTTTGCATTTGCGGCTGATTGGATAACTTTAATGTATAAGTCTGGGTTCTTCTGAGCTAATACATTATCTTCACTATCACTAATCACAGCTTTTAATACATCATTACCACGAGTATTAATTTCACTCTGAACAACCATCTGCTGTTGTTCTGTTGACATGCGATTGAATGCTCTGAATTGGCTGGCCGTACGAATGCCACCACCAAGGCCACCTAAGATACCAAGACCTAAAACAGCCGGTGCAGCTTGTACCATTGCCTGTATTGCCCCGATTCCAATATCTTCGGCACTATATGTATCATCACCGTCCTTACCAAATAGGTTGGTCTGCACCTTTTCGTTGATATCCTGCAAGCCTTCTTCAATGAGTTCTGCCCCGCCTGTTTTAATACCTGTCTTAACATAGTTTCGTGCTACAGCAATACCGCCACGTTTGAAGGATTCTGCTAGGCCTTCAGATGCCAGTATCTTAGATATTACACTCCCTGTGGGCACTGCTGCTTTAATCGCTTTGCCGGCCACACGTAAACTAGCATATTCAATCCCTGTATCAACAACAGAATAAGCCGCTGCTCTATTACGAGCTTCTTCATCACTATAAATACGATTCCCTTGGGAATCTTTTTTGTTAATTAAATCCAAATATTTGAGCCCGAATGACATGTGCTGCATTTGCTCACCCATACCGACTTTTATCCCTGTAGATAAACCGGTAAGGCCCCCTGCAACAGCCCCCGGTGCAGCCCCTACACCGGCAAAAGCTGTGCCAATACCAGCACCGGCCGCCGCACCTAATGCCATACCTTCTGCACCACGTTCACCGGCACCAACTAGGGCTTGTTTGCCCATCATGTAAGCTTGTTGTGCGGTTTGGCCAATCACTGTTTCCCACCCATCGGAACCAATGGTTCTATATTTATTTAAATTGGATTGCAGTCTATCTATTTCCTTATACAATTCTTCTCGTTTGGCCGCATCATTGGTATATGCTAATTGATATCCTGCATCGGCCATTTTCATTTGGTCATTCATTGACCATACGCCCTGTTGCAACGAATCCCAAATGCCTTGTGTCTTACGTGCATTTGTCATATTCTGTAACAGCTCAACCGCTTCAGCTTGGTTCTTAAATTTAATCTCATTTAATTCCGGAAAGTCTCTATATAAATCTTGTACTTCCTTTACTCTGCTACGTTGCCCATTAATCTGTGTAATATAATCCCATGTATCACGATCTACACCCATTAATACATCCGGATTAATACCTAAATTTTGCCCCATGTTTTGAGCCGCAACGGAACGTTGAGATTTATCATTAAATACATAGCTATTTGTTGCTTTCTCGAATGTACTTGTAATAGCATTCGATAGTCCTTCTGCAATGCTATTGGCACTGTAAAAGCCTTGCCCTTCTGCTCGTTGTGCCTCAGTTTGTGCTCCATTATCCACTACACCTGTCGCATCCGGTAGTGACTTAATTGGTAACGCACTATTTTTTATTTCGTCAATGCTATACATCGTATCACTCCTATTTTCTATTTAGACAAATTTTCATACGTCTTTTTAGACGTTTCCGGTTCTAAATCTGTAAATGTATTATCTTCTCTGACCCATCTTACATAATATGTTCCATCCGGTGCTCTTACAGGTGAAACACTTTTAATTCCATTTTTCCTCAATACATAAGGGGAATATTTAACTTCGTAATTTTCACCCTTTGGTTGAACTGAACCTAACGTCTTTTGAGTTTCGCTTAAATTATCACCTGATGGTTTTATCCAAGATAAACTACTTCCAGCCATTGTATTAGCAAATACTTCATTGTATTCAGCACCGGTTAAATCTCTTCCCAGTTCATTTTCTTTTCTAGTTATCTCTGATATAGCCCCTGATATTAACGACGATATCATCCCTTTTCGTTCTTTTTCTTCAACACCAATACTCGCTAAATACATATTAGCCGCCCCATAGCGTTTCTCGGCAAATACCCCTTTACCATTTTCTCTATCCTCACTCCACCGATTAATTTGCATAATTTGTCCTGTAGACAATGTAAGCCCGACATCTGTTAATTCTTTAATTTGTTCATCAACAGACTTACCATTCATCAAATTTTGCTTTACCATTTCCATTTGTATTTCATTTACTTTAGTACCACCGTTTTGTTCAGCCTTTATTGCATTATTTACCGATGACAATAGCCCCCTGGTTCTTGCTTGTAACTTAGGGTCATTGCCTACTTTTGATACAATTAAATCTTTCATTTCGTAAAGAGAGGCACCCTGTTGTTCCAATTGATATAATCCTGCATTTAATTGTTCCATAGATTGTTGTATATATTCGTTTTCCATGCGATCTAATTTTGCCGCTTCACTTCTATATTTCTGTTCATAGCTTTGCAATTCTGATGCTATCTCTGATTCAGATAATTTTGTGCCACCTACATGACCATAGGCAACCACTGGATATATATCAACCGACACATAAGCAACACCGCCTTTACTCCCGGCCTGTAATACTCGCCCATTGCCATCATAAATACCTACATGACTAATACCTTTATATGCAGCTTGCTGATTAACTGCATTTGGGTCATCCGATGGTGGCCAATCAGCATTATTAGCTTCTACGTACCAAAATACTAAATCGCCCTTTCTTAATTGGCTTGGGTCAGTAAAAACTTGCCCTTTCTTTTCCAATTCTAGATATTGGCCATCTGCTGTACGTGTCCCCAAGTCAATACCTATCGCACCAAATGTATCTAATGTAAATTTTCCGCAATCGGTAACCGCTTCTCCATCTCCGCCTAATACATAGGGTTTACCTATACTTTGATTACCTACCGCAAATAATTTATCCGCATCAAAATTCCCTTGCTGATTTCTCAATCGACTTTCATGGGCTGCCTTAGCCTGCTGAATTCCAGCTTCAGTATAACCATACGTTTTAATATCTACTGATACTTCATTATTAATAGCTAACTTTGACTTCTCACTTTTGCTTGCTTGTATGCCTTTGGCCAAAATAGATTCCGAAACCCCATGCTGTCGTAATACACTTACCAGCCCAGACATAGAGTCATAGTCTTCTTCCATCAATCCTTGATTAACAAGTTTTTCACCGAATTGATCAAAATATTTATTGGTAATGTTATTAACGTACTCTTCACCACGATATCCATATACTAAATTAGCCTGTTCCTTAATACTATCAAGCACGGTTCCTATCAATTTAGGATTCTTGTAAGATAGCACCGCCAAATCCAATTTAGAATTTATATTATTGTCAAATGATACGTCTCGATACTTATCCCCTTGTTCACGCTCATGCGACTGTACTTGACTATTGAACTTACTTGCTAATGTATCAGCGTGTTGCATGAATGCTTCACGTGACCTACGATACGGTAGATTACGCAATACTTCTTCCCGGATTTTAGCTTCTTCTTCTTCAAATATTTGAGTAATACCGGATGCACTTTTTAATTCTGTATTTAAAAGCCCTTTTTCTTTATTGTAGTTAAGCTCCATCATACGCTTATTGTAATCAGTTTGAGCATTCATTGTTTGTAAATCAATTTCTTGATCTAACTTTTTCAGCTGTAACGTCTTCCAGTCTCCTAAGCCATCAATTACCGGCTTAAAACTTTCAGCCGTTTGACCGAATGCACTGATATTTCCAACGGCCTGTGCACCGCCACCACTCGATGTATTTGGGTTTATCTTCTGGTTGTACTCTTCTAATCGCATGATTACCAACCTCTCTTATTATTGTTGAAATAATTGTTAGTAGAGAATTGCCCTAACCCACCGCCAAAAGAGTTATATCCGTATGACGATACGTTACTACCTAAACCTAATTTGCCCATATTATCGCTAAATCCGTATGGGTTGTTATAGTATCCTAAATTAGAGTTAGAAGCTGCACCTGTACTTACTTTTCCATAGTCATTGTAATAACCACTGATAGATGATGCTGTAGACAAGAGTGTTCCAATCATTTGCATCTTACCGGATTGCTTCGCATTGGCTGCACTAGCTCGTGCTCCGGCGGCTTGATTGCGATAATTCCATGTTTGAATTCCCTGTGTATCAACGTCATTTCTTTGATTCTGTAACAAAGTGGTTGAGTCTTCATTGTACGCATCAATGCCGGCCCCTAACATTTGTAATGGGGTCCCGGTCATCATTAAATTACTTGCACCTGCTTCTGCTCTGTTTTGCCCAGCTACGAGACGCATTTTGTTATTTAATTGTCGCTGTTCTTTTGCATAGTTATCGGCGATTTGTTCCGCTTTACGTTCGCTCAATTTAGCGTTATAATCTGCAATCTTAGCCTGTTGGTCATACATAGCAACTTGTGCTTTTGTTTGTTGCCTAATTGATGCCATTTGCATGGCCATTTGCATGCCCATAATGGCTACCGGATGCATGCACATATCATCACGTCCTTTCTTTCATACTCGGTAACGTAAATAATAAAAATCCTTCGACTTCTTGTAACGGTTCAAACGTGGCTCCTAGCCATTTGAGCCAACGTATGGCTTTTTTATTGTCCTTACTCACCGCATTCCACAGTTGGCCGTACTCATGTTGCCATTTTCTCACTGTAGCCATGCTTTCAATCACAAAATATTTTTTATGTGTATCTACCGCATCAGTCCCCAAAAACCATATACAATGGCCTAATCCTGGCACCGGAGTCTTTAATATGCCATACGCCCACACAGGCGTATCGCCGCTTAGGCCAATATAGGATAGGCTATCTTCCTCTGAAAGAGACAATAAGAGTCCATGGTAGCCATCCATTGCCCCCATTGCGATGCACTCGTATTCGTCGATTTTTCGCATATTATCGGCTAATGTTCTAATAACTTCTTTCTGCTGAACTACATCATCACAACGGATTGTTGTTATATCTTGCAATTAAGCCACCACCAATCGTTACATCTCGTATTGCGGTTAATAAATTAAAAGGATATGGATCATCATGATAGATACACAGTTCATTGTCATTACCAAATCCTTTCCCCTGTGCCGGAACAACCACGTTGACATCACCTGTATATAAATCTTCAATCAAAGAGTTACTGTTTATTTTGTTCATGTTTCGTCCATATGATACGCCAACGTAACCACCACGGCTATTTCGCAATCGCAATGTGACTGAGTTTATTTTCATTGTTCGACCCTTTACATTGCCATCTTTCATATCTAATGCTATTTCCGGTAATGTAATTTTCATTCCAAATCCAGTACCTACACACACTGTCGAATATTCAGCCGGTAACTGTAATACACCGTCATTTCCGATTATCATATCCGGTATTCTATTACCGTCTGCTATTAATTGAACAAGTATTCCTGCTAAATGTGGTACATTAATCGATTTACCGGGATTAATATATTTACGCATGGAATCCACCGTTACATAGTCGCTAATATTGGCCGTATTAGCCGGACTATCTAAGCGTTCAATATATCGCTTGTTTTCTCCTAATACATTACGTTGCACAACTGCGTATAAACTATCTTCATTTCCATTCGGTGTAGAGCAAATTGATTGAAATTGTCCTGCTGTTTCTAGTTGTGCCCAAGCGTATACATCTTGGTCTCGAATGATTGTTAAGCTTAATAAAACGCCATCGTTTCGCACGAAATACAAAATACTATCCGGCTCTTGGCAATATGCACTATCGATTAAACTTCTATCCTTTACCAAATGCTTAGCCAATAACGTTAAATCAATGCCATTGTAGTTGTCTGATTCATAGGTGTAACCCATATCACGGACAGTAGATGAACGTCTCTGAACGTAAATTAATCGATTACCAATATATTGTGGCTCACAATCAGCCGCACCATGTTGTGTCTGACTTCTTGGTAATACCTTACTTGGTTTAACCGCTTCACCACCATCAATAATCCATTCGTTACCATCGGTAAGTATAATTAAATCCTGTGCACTTATCAGATGTGTAATAGTAAACGCTGACCTACTAATCAACGATACAGTGATTGAGCTATCATCTGTTAAGCTACCGTCTACCGATTCAATATCAAAATTTGGATAATCACCGGTTCGTGACATCCATACTTTATATGGAAAAGCTCCCGACCCGGCGAAAATTAATCTATCTTGAAAGAATGTGCTCATTCTAGGATACCCATAGATTGGCCCCCAAGATGATATCTGCCATTCACTAGTTGCCGATGTCTTACCTACTGGTTTAATGACTGCTATCTCACATTCAACAGCAGATATAAATTTAGTAACAATGACCATACCACTTTGTGTATAAGGCTTTACCGTAAAATCGATATTAACGGATCCCGAAGTTATTTCTGCATTAACCTGTAACTGACTGTTACGTGGAAATGTACCTGTTTCGGTTACGTTATAATCTTTATTCCCTGTATACGCTCTATAATTTTCAAAATCATTGCTATCGGTTAGATTCTTAATCAACACACTGACCTTGCCGGCCCATTCACCATGTGTTACAATCTTCCATTCAATGTCCGTGTCATCGCCATAGTTACCTGTACCCATCGATACATAACCCGGCATTCGTGTTCTACTTCCAAAAGGTCCAGGAGTATATGCTACCTGACCTGTTCCTTGATGAATTACCGCCGGCATTCTATGCTTTAGCTTAAACACCATTCCTACCATTGACGGTATAAAAAAACCTGATGAAGCGTATATCCTATTTCCATCTGAATTTACCCATAATTTAAGATTAAGATCAGTATTCATATCCTCAAAAGGCGGCACGGCGAACGAATACTGCTCAAATTTCCACCATGTACCCATATTTTGTAGGATATGAACCGGATGTATTGGACTGCAAATAAATACTGTATCGGCTGATTGATTAAAGTGTAAACTATCAATAATTTCTTCCCCATAAGGAGTATTCACTTCATGAACCACTTGGTCATTTTGCCATATCCGAATATACGTATGGCCAACTTCTAAAAAGCACGATCCATTACCTTTGAATTCTACGAGTCTAGTTTTACGGTTTGTATATTTAGCTTCACCTATGAATCTCGTACCATTACGTTTACCAATGCTCCCATATGGATGGATTACACAGTTTAACGCTCTTGTTACCGCCGCTCTATATTTATCCAAATCGGTACGATTAGCAATATCCGGAGAGACTTCACCGGTAGCAAATGAATGCTGTGCAATATATATGTTTCCTCCTGCCATGAATCCTCCTATCTACGGCGAGCATTGATATATCCTCTTGGTGGTAATACTCGTAACTGCCGTTCTTTACTATTTAAGTTCTTAGCTTCCAGTAATGCCCCTTGGTAAATTTGAAACTGCATTTTATACATTTCAGCACTTCCCACCAACGGCATCGATAAATCTGCTGCTAATTTATGCACTAATGCTTCCACAAATAGAGAATCAAAGATATCTGGGTCTTCACAGTCGTATACATAATCAACAAACGCCTTTTCAATATCACAAGCAATGACTTTTGTACTTTCATCTTTATTGAACACTTCAAAGTTTTCATGCGTATAATACACTCTTTCTTCTCGTGCTGTAGTTGTAATGAATGGCTCCTTGTCTACCGCATATACAAATAAAGCTTTTTCCGGATACATATAAGTGTAGGTATATCCTTTTGTTTTTAATATTCCCTCAACCTCTGCTAATTGCTCAATTCGCCGTGCAAAGCCCCATGGATATTGTCTAAGTACAAGTTGCCTTGCTCTATCATAAAACTGCCGGCAAAGACGAGCCGACTCATTATCATCATTGATATCGGTAATAATGGCTTTTCCTATGCTTGATAATGCCAAATTACATAAGTCTGTCTTAGTCATGCGTCCTCCTTAACAAAAAAGGGACCGCCGTAGCAGTCCCTTACCCGGTCTTATTTTAAATCAACATCGCTTACTAAGGCTGCTGTTAATTCACCACTTGTAAATGTTTGACCGCTTACTTTTACTTGTAAATAGGATTTAGCACCAACCGGTACACGTGCCATAATCTTAGAGCCTTTTTTGGCATCCACTTTGTAGGACCCAATTGTTTTAGACCCAGCCATTTTATCTGTATCACCTGTAACAAGTTCAACTGTAGCGGGACCTGCACTCAAATCCTTGTTTACCACCACTAATAACCACAATGGATCGTATGCGTCGCCACCTTTGCCATTGGCCACTACGTCAGAATTAATCGTGCTACCGGACATTACTTTATTTTTGAAGAATAAATTTTCACCATCAAATACCATATATATCGCTCCTTCCGCATCATGTAGAATCAATTATTAGACGATGTTCGCTTCATTCATGAGTAACGCTTCACATTCTTTGATTTCTACGCCGGCAACGTAAATCTTAGGCATAGCATTCATTACTTCCTGGCGTGTTACGTGTACGTTATTTTTATCGTTTAAGATAATTTCAATCATTGTTTTAGCTTCCGGTGTAACGTACATAACAGGAGTAATACGACCGCTATTGAGATTACGGATACGACCTTTAGCACGAATGATGTTTTCAATAAATTCCTGACGGTCTGCTGCTGTTTTAACTGTTTCTAAATCCACATTACGTACTGCAGCTACACGACGAATATCTTTAACAGATAAGCCCACATCCCAGTTAAATACTGTTGCCACTGCTTGGAATTTGTTACCGTCTTTATCGGTCACAGTCTGTTCACCTAAGTCTTTTTTCTTAAGACCGGCTTCGGACCCACGTGGATAGATACCTACAACGCCATCATCACCGTGGCATACAAGCCATAATGTAGTATTTTTATTTGCAGTACCACCGGCATTAATGCATTGGTAGCCCATATCTCCTATTACATCACTGAATGTGTTATAGCGTACATGTAAACCATTAAATTCAGCCGGATTTTCATCGGTGTCACCATAGAACAGCATTTCAGCTACAGATTGACCAAATCCTTCAATGTGTGCTGCATCTTCGGATGCACGAGTCTGTTGTGGATTCCCGGACAAACCTAAAATTTTTACATCCACCTCGCTACGATCTTCGAGCATTGCACAAGTGTCAGTAATCTGACGAGTGCTGGATTTAGTTGTTGGAACCCCACGATTAATCATACGAATGGATGGACGAGGCAAACCGGTGCGAACTGTAGTTAAGTTGCCTGTAGGTAAGTTACCTTCTAAAAATTTCATATCCTGTACGATAGGATTGCTTTGATTTAATACCTCAATAATTTTGTCGATGCCTGTTTTCGTGGCATTATAACGTTTTTGTAAATCTAATAATGTCATTGCTTCAGTTCCAAATACTGGCATTATACGTCACCTCTCTTAATTACTAATGCTAATTTTAATTATTTATACTGAGTCCAGTCAGTATTGTCGTAGAAATTATCTGTACCTACAGTAGGAGTACCGCCCAATTTGCCGGTATCTTCTGCTACCAAGTCACCGATAATCGAAAATACTTTTACCAATGCTAAATTATTGCCGATGCCGTTATAGGTAAGCACTTCACGTAATTCTGGAATCTTCTGTTCCAAATATTCGATGCCAGCTCCGGCCTTAGCAATTGTAGAATCAAATTTCCCACCTAATGCTTTGACGGTTTCCTGTTTCCAAGATTCAGCCTGTGCTTGTTGTTCCGCTTCAATATGCTCTAAGATGGCATCGCCCATCTTTTGCAAGTAAGACATACCAAATGTTGTAAGCTTTTCAGCACCTTCTTGGTTAATGTTTAAGGATCTGAGCACTTCAGAAAAGGCATTCGCATTTGCTTCATCTAACTCTCCCCCTTCTCCTACAAACTTTGTAAAATCATAGGCTTCCGGTACATTACTTTCTGCTTCCATTTTCTGATTTTCTGCTGTAGGAGTTGTTTCTGTTTCCATTGCCGGGCTAACTTGCTCTGTATTCGTTTCCGCTGTTACTTCGGGTGTTGTTACTTCCGGAGTCGTTGTTGCTTGTGTTTCGTCCATTAGTATCTCCTTTCTTGTTTAGAGTTATTTGCCATTTCCAACGTAGCAAATTGCTCTTGACGTTCAACGTATTCTAGTTCTGCCTTATGTTTTAATTCGACACCTTTCTTTCCTAGTATCCCTATATCTTGAATAAGCTCAACGCCCACACTGCGTCGGCCCTCATTGTAATATGATGTATTATCACCTGTAAAAGTAGTTCGGTGGACGAACGTCTTATCAAGTAATCGCATGATAAACCATCGTCCATCTTCACTTTCCATGATTGTTTTTAATGCCTTACGATCCATTTCACGAATAAAATCTTCACGAGTATTTTTGCGTCGTTCCTGATGCTTATTTGTAATACTATTCACCTGTATCACCACCTAAGCCCGGCATACCTAACCAGTCAGCGACCGCTTCATTACCACCATTATTTACGGCATCCGTTGCATCCTTAGCGGCTTTAGCCATTCCCGGCATCTGTTGCATCATAGCTTGCTGTTGCATCATGGCTTGTTGTTGAGCAGCCGCTTGCTGTTGCTGTTGTAATAATGCTTGTGCTTCCTCATCACTTCTAAACATAGCCGATGGTGCACCTAATTGGCGTGTATATTCGTTAACAAGTCCTATTGGGTCAATCTTAGCTTGTACTTCAGGGTAGGCTTGCATAATTCCGGTAACAAAGCTTACGGCTTGCTCAATTGTAGTTAAGCCGGCCATCTTTTGTGCCTGTGCTAATGGTGATGTAAAATCGACTTTTAATTCTTTGCCTGCTAAATGACTTTTGAGTTCATCCGGTATTTCCGTAAACATCTTACGTTCTGCTAAGATTGCGTATGTTCTTTCAATAACGGTATTCAGAAATTCATATTGTAAACGTTCCACCACAGGTCCCAACTGCTGCAATTTTTCCTGCGACCGTTCCATGACTTCACGTGCGGTCATTTGTCCACTATCAATCTGCTCCATCATAAGAAATAAGTCAGCATTATAGGCTCTACGGATGCTTTCTTTTGTTTCCTCAATAGTACGTAGTAAGTGTTCGAGATTAATTTGAACATTAAACAATGGCTGTATTCTATCCGATGGATTGTCTACCGGAGTCACAGAACCAGGAATAAGATTAATTCCATAGGCAATATTTGAACTTGCCTGCATTGGTGGCTTAACTTGTAATTCCACCGCACTCAATTTATCTTCCTGTTGAATCTGTAGCATTTTGGCATCGTCATTGGCATACCATCCGGCACCTTTACCATATACTTCATTGCCATTTACATGATATCGAGCAACAGCAACCGGGAACGTATTAAAGCCCCCAACTTCCAAAAATGAATCATCATCACTTAACCAGTAGTAACTACGATACTTCATTTTGGTTTTGCCAACTTCAGCCATTACATAGTCTTGATTCGGTTCTACTAGCCAATAAACCTCATATGATTTGCTTAGTTGATTTTCTCCATTGGGCTTAATTCGTGCCGGTACCGCATCAATACCAAAGGCTTCAATTATTTGTTGCAAGGTCATTTGCCGCCTTACACAGAATGTATCGACAATCCCATTAGAGCCTGTGCTCATTGCATAGGTACCAACGGCGAATTGTTCACATCTAATACCGGTACGACTGTCCCAATATATAGCCATAGCTCCCTGGCCAAAGGCTAATTCGGAATATACCTGATAACAAGCAGTGTAGAAATTACTTTTTTGGAAAACGGCTTGCATAATTTCATATCGCTTATCCAACACTTTTGAAATATCGTGATTGTTTTGGATTTCACTATTAGCCAACGTCAGCTTGAACCATTGTCTTGACGGTGGTGTTAAACCACTCATTACACCGGCTGCAAAGATATTGTTACAGTACGTTGCATAGCTATCTACAATGTTATCTGTATTGTATTGCTCCGGTCCTTCAGTTTCTTCCAGCCGGCCAATAAACGGCAACTGATATCGCTTAATATCTCGCCACTTAGTAAGATGCAATTCCCGTTCCCGGCTACTAAATAAATTATTGGCCTTGGCTTTTATTTGTTTATTATCCAATGCTCTTTTAAATACAGCTCCTGTAGGAGCATCTCTAAGTAACGTCATAGTATCACCCTAATTTATTGCGTCCTTCGGTGCTAGATAAAATTGTGTCTGTAGTTCGTGTAGTACTAAATCCACGTTTTTTTCGCTGTTGTGCTGTTGCAGTTTGTTCACCGTCAGCACTGTTGTTTTCTACTGTTGGTGACGGTGCCGGCTGTTTAATCTCCTGCATATTTTGTCCACCACCAAATAAACTTTTTACAAATCCTCCACACATAACTATTTCTCCTTTCATCTTCTAAACGGATTATATTTTGTTTTGGCCATTGGAATCCCATTCATGAGCCGTACGTCTTTTTGCGGTACATTGAACGCAAATGTTAAGGCTGCTGCATCAGCCGTATCCGGAGATGCACCTATGCGTTCCTTAATTTTGTCCTTAGCTTCTAGGGCAATGCGACCTCGACTATCATAGTCATACATTGGAGTTGCTAACTCTGAACGTAGTTCTTCATCATCCGGAATGCAACCACCTTCAGATATCCATTTACCCATGTCATGCCACATTTCTGCACGCTTATTCACGTATTTATCAGGATAACTAGCTTGGCTCCCAAATGGTACTTCAATAATATTCTTATGGCCTAATTGTCTTAGCCTATCAATAACGCCTTCACCACGTCCTGCATCAATAAACACGGCATCCGGTCTGTGTTCGGCAATCAAACCAGCCACTACGGATGCAACTTGCATATTGTCTAATCCTTTGTATCTCATTGGCGGCCACATGCTCAACCCTTGACGCTTAACAATAACCGTCCTATCATCGCCGAATCGAGCCACATCGACACCAAGTATAACCGGACTATTACGAATATCCGCTTCAGGCACCGTTCGGTTAACAGATGCATTAATATCATCGATGGATATTAGTACATTATTGGCACTTGCTGTGAAATCGCAATAAAATTCTTGTCTAATTGAGTTTTCTGACATATCACGCATCATGCTTTCCAATTCATCCTTTGGTATGATTTTGCTCTCATCCACGTTATACGAGCATGTATACCAATCTTCCTTATCCATAGCTTGTTTATAGATTTCGTAAAATTGGTTTTGTCCCTTTGGGGTTCCGATAAAGACTGCCCATCCCATACGATCCGCCAATGCCGGGCGAATGATTTCATCCCATACTGCTGGTTTCATTTGAGCGTATTCATCAAATATAACTCCATCAAGATATATCCCACGCAAACTATCCGGATTATCTGCACCTCGTACATAAATCCGAGCACCTTGCCTTGACTGATGCATAGACGGTAGTTCGATAAATAATTCACTCTCATTAACTTTAATATAAGGAATTGGACTAACATAATATTTTAGATATGACCAAGCAATTTGCTTTGCCTGCGTCCGTAATGGTGCAATATATGCATATTGCGGTGATGGTAGTTTATTCTTAACTGCCATCTTTATCATGTGATTAATCGTTGCCACTGTTTTCCCAAAACGGCGATGTGCAACTACTACATTAAATCGATGCGTTTCTAATGCCGGATGAATTTTTTGTTTCCAAATTGGGCGTGGTGCATAAGGCAATTTAATACTAATCTGCTTTATCGTCCTCACTCCAATCCATACCAAACATTATAGGACCACCGTCTTTGCCAAATACTTCGGTTTTATCCACTGGCTTGTATCCGGCACGATCCAATAAATCTATCGCAATTCTTACTCGTTCTTTAGGTGGGGTTTTAGGATTTTTTAACATTTCTGACATGACAGTAATCGCTTCTTTAGCTTCGAAAATAAAATTTTCTCTTAATTGCGATGCTAATTGCTCTTTTCTCACTTCTAAATATTCTTGGACTTCAGAATTTTTCAGAAGTGCACTTGACTGTTGTGCAGCCGTTTTTTCAGAATATCCGGCCAGCTTAGCGGCTAATGTTTGATTTTTACATTTGAGATTAATAAACTCTTCAACGAATTTCTTTTTCTGCTCCGTTAGCATCCGTCTTCCCCCTTCCTACTCCCTAATTTATGTACAATTCATTGTTACCACCTCTCTTATTTAGGTACAAAAAAGGCATGGCAAAATAAATGCCATGCCTATAACCTATTTAATTGTATCTATGCCTTTATTATACATAGTTTAAGTTGCAAAAACACTTCGTTTTTCGGCGAATTTTTATCATTTACGTAAATTTATTGCTTATTTTAAAGGCTTTGAACTCTACAAGGTGTAACAAAAGTAAATAAAGGAACTCTTTTATCGTATTATAGTACAAATCTTTAGTGATATTTTCCTTCAAAATTGTTTGTTCCCAAGGCCTTTTATATGTGTATTTAGCTTCTACCAATGACCGCATCAAGTCAGATGATTTGCTTAAAGTTGATTCTACCGCTTCAATAATTCGTTCCGGGTACATCACTAATGCTTGATTATCTCTTTGTCCCTTTGAATTAACATGTATTGTCACTTCTTTAATTACCGTTACATTTGCTAATGCATCTTTCCCTGTAGGGTCTTTTGTTCCATGATGTGTAGTATTCTGAACACGTTGCATTTCGGCCCGCTTTTCAATTACCTCATTTTTAATCTCTTGATAATTGTACATATACCATTCTGCCTTCTTATATAGTATCGCAATGTCCAATGGAATCACCCCCTAACACTAGGATTTCTGATTTTCCGTATGCATAACAATCTTTATCTAAGCACCCTGTTTCAATTAAGAAATTATTGATGGTTTCATCAATCAGGCTATTCAATATATTTCCTTCTTCCGGCGGCAAATCCAACCAATCATCGTGCTTTAAGTCATCCCAGTACTGCTCATACACAGCATCATAAATTGAATCTTCTGATGCATATCTAAAACGTAATACTTCTACAAGCTTAATGCTGTAACCATGATTACCTCTTAAAATTACATCTTTTTTTGTAAACCAATCTTTACCAAACCTATACATACCGTCTTTATTCATTGCAGTATTAACCGCATCAATTGCATCTTCCTTTGATTTATAAATAGGAATATCCTGAAAAACACTTTCCTTTGCCTGTAACAATACATTCTCTGGTAATACTACATATTCGCCTTTATGAACTAACATACTTACACCTCTTTACCTATTACTCTATTTTTATATGATAATTTTTTTAATATCTTTCACTATAAATACCATACACTCTAACCCATACTCTTTCTCCCATTCTCTATACACCTTCGTTAAACGTTCTTCCAGTTCTTTCCCGGCTATATGTCCAATATTAGCCAGGTATTCATCTACATAGCCTTCTAGATCATCAAAGCAATCTGATGATAGTCTTTCAAAAATATCATAGGTATTGATAACAGGTTTAAAGCGATACACTTCGCCAATATAAAAGCTTGTATTACCTTCCGCATCAAGCAAGTCATCTTCGTAAAAAATTCCACCTCTTAATACTTCCTTAATAGCTTCCTTTTTAGTTTTAGCATCTAATAATTCATAAAAGTTATTGCTACAACTTGCAGCTAATTCCCCTGTTTTTACCAACATAATCTGCCACCTCAATCTTTTCTATATCAGCTAAACGTGTCAACATTAACTGTTGATGATACTTTCTACTCCAAGCCATAAATAATCTCGTCATAGATTCTCTTAATTCTGTAACAGCTGCATCTGGTATATTACACAAGTAATCAGCAGAATCGGAATCAAATAAACTCCACGCTTGGTCTTTAGCATCTTCCAAAATACGAAAAGTATTCTAATAAGGCAATTCTTAACTCTTCTCTTTTCATTATTTATCATCCCTTTAATCTCGCTTCTTAGCTGCAGCTTTTTTACATTCCTCACTGCAATACTTATATCGTGCACTTGGTGCAATAAATGGTTTCTTACATTCAATACAAGTAATTTCTATTAATACCGGTTCTTTAGTCGGACGAAAAGTAATCTCCTTATCCAATCTAATAGCTTCATCAATTGTTAGGACTTTTTTAGTGTCTCTGCAAGCATGTCCATCCACATAACGCCATTCTTTGCTTTTCCAATATCCACCATCATATTTTGGCTCTACTTTATGCACGCATTCTCCCCCAATGTAATCTCGTGCTACATATTTATAGCCCTCTGCTTTGGCCTGTAAATAATCCAAACTATATTCACCTCTTATTCTCCCACTTTATTGATGTCAACAAAGTGGTAAAACCGCTGATAGATTAAGCTTTTATACATTATTTTCAAACATTATTTACATTCCTAATAATTTGCTTACAACCACCTTGCTAGGCCAAAATACAACACCTAAACCTCCAATTAGTAACAGCCAATATGTATATCCTGTTGGAGCAACTAATATCTTGCCATTAATAGAAATTTTCAAAAAAATTGTAAATACCCATAGTACTATACCCATAACAAACAATATGCTAAAGCAAATATCAATCGCATGTATAACATCAATTAACCATAGTTTCATTGCCATCAAGCTCACACTCCTCTTCTTAAGCCTTTACACGCTGTTCCATTGTTTCTACTAAATTAGCACTAACTAATGCTTTAGCCATTACCGGAACTACGCTGTTCCCTATTCTTTTGACCTGTTCCTTAACAGAATATTTCCGTCCTTTATAGTCGAGTTCAAGAGCATAGCTATCAGGAAATCCCTGTGCCCTAGCCAGTTCCCTCGGAGTTAACATCCTTAATCCGATATCAATGATGTTGTAATTTTCCTCTTTTACAACTACCAAGCCAAAATGATTACATCCGGTTACTGTATGGAGCGGCTCAAATAGGCTCTGCCCAGTTTCCCAACCATAGAACTTGGTCAGAAATGCTTTAACCGCTTCACTGCTTTCATTTTTACTTAGTTTTGCCGATACTAATCCGTACCTGGGTGAACCATCGATAGTAAATAGTGGTTCTTGTATCGATTGCCCCCGATGCTCCCTCGGAGAAGTCTCCGTGTGATATTGAATAATCGTAGGAGCAATCATATCCTCGTCCACTGTTACAATAAATGGATTTGGGTTATGAAGGATAAATTTATTTACACCACGCCAAATTCTCTTCATGGTGTTTTCTGCCAGCGGTTTCGACCGGCCAAATATCGATTTACTGGGAACAGACCAATCTATGCATTCAGCAGCCGTTCTATAAGGCTGCTTTCCTTTGCCATGCGTAGCCTTTGGCCACACTATAGGCTGTCCGTCACATCTTGCTATGAGAAAAAATCGTTTTCTCTTTGTCGGTGCACCAAAATCGCAAGCCGTTAATTCTCGATACTCCACCTCATAACCAAGTGCATTTAATGCCTTAATAAAGCTTCTAAATGTCATTCCTTCTTTACTCTTTATAGGCTTACCATCCGCATCAAGAGGGCCCCAACTTTGAAATTCCTCGACGTTTTCAACCATAATCACTCGTGGTTTTACAGCCATAGCCCATCTAATTGCAACCCAGGCTAACCCCCGAATATTTTTGCTTAAGGGCTTGCCACCCTTAGCTTTGCTGAAGTGTTTGCAATCAGGGCTGAACCATGCAAGAGCCACTTTTCTACCGGCACACGCTTCCTTGGGATCTACTTCCCAAATATCCTCAACATAATGTTTAGTATTAGGATGATTAACAGTGTGCATTGCGATAGCAGCCGGGTCATGGTTGATGGCTATATCAACCTCGGCTCCGGTGGCTTGGTAGATTCCTAACGATGCACCACCGCCCCCTGCAAAGCTATCGATAATCAATTCCCCATCATACATATAACCGCTCCTATTCTTGTGGCACAATAAAGTCCGGTATTAAATTAATATCCCGATTAAGCATTTCTTCTATCCAATTGGTCAACGTAAAAATCGTGATGTTGTTATCGATAGCAAATTTTACCTCTTGCCGGCAACCACGGCTAGTTTCCCACTCTGGACAGATAACTAAAATATCACAATGATTTAGTACGCCCAAACATACATCCAACCCTTTTTGGTATTCTTCACCATCCAAATAGGCGAATCCAAAATTGTGAATTGGGGAAATATAATCATGTGCTGTATCACTGAAAACCAACTCAGTCATTATCTTATCGATTTTCTTCTTATTTTCTTCTTTCCCACCATAAGGGTGGGCTACATATACTAATTCTTTCACTGTACAGCTCCTTGTCTATCCACCGCATCAGCCGGTAAAAAATCATCAATAGTATCCGCTTCAGATGTTTTAAACTCAACTTTTTCCAATAAGTCAGAATTGAATAAGCTTGACTGTGCTCTTTTACCTTTAATATATAAAATCGCTTCATCAATAAGTCGACTTATAATCTTATGCTCCAATTCATTACTTTCATATGGCATCTTAAGCATTTCCGTTTCTAACCGGCAATAATCTTGTTTTTTATTAATTGCTAACCCATAGATTTTATATCCTGAAATTTCGTCTTTATCATATCCCTTGCCACCATATTTAAACCTAATGGCATATACATTAACCATCTTTGCTCCAAATTTGAATAAGTTAAAATTTTCAAACAGTAGCTCTTTCACTTCTACAAGCGAATTGATTAGTTCCGGTCTTGGTTTATCCTTTGACCGAAGACTTAAACTTTCAGTATTATCATCCGAAAGTTCCTTGCAAAAATTAAATTCATAGTTTCCATTCAAAATTTTAATTGAACTGACTTTATACATGCTCTTTCACCTCTCTATACATTTCGCCCCTGTGCCCGGCGATTAATTAATACAACCTCATCCGCATCAAGCCCTTCTCGTGCTGCTACAATATCAATCAATTCACTTTGTTTGATTGTTCCGTCATGAGCCTGAATATGACATGACCCGCATAGCTGGATTAGATTTTCTCTAATGTCCCCACCATTAGAACCTCTTGTGAAAATGTGATGTGGTTCACCGGTTGCTCGATGTCCGCACTTTTCGCACCAACCTTTTCGCATCTCCTTGATTAGCTTTTTGTCGCTGATTCGCATTTATATTCCTCCTCATCGGCTTAGCCTGATATTTATCGCATCGTTCACATTTGCTAGGGATAATTACATAAACATCTTTTGCCTTTATATAAATTTTCTCTTCGTTGGGGCATGTTGGTTTTACAAATACACTTCCCAGTCTTCCAACGCTCATTGAATATATACAGGTACCTGCTTTTCGTTTTCTCATTCATTTCTCCTATTCCAACCATTAGCACAATCTTTTCTTGATATTCTTTCCTCAAATGACACTAGGCACCCACAATAATTACACTGCACCATATTATGTACATTTGTCACTCTTATTCCGCTTACGATTTTTACATCATGCGATCCGCAAAATGGACATTTCTTCAGTTCTTCGTCCATAGGTCCCCCTAAAATGGAATATCCTCATCTTTGGCCATTGAATCAAAATTACTATTTTTGCTTACTGCAATTGTTACAGTCATTGCAATAATTTCTGTTACCCGCCGAGTAATTTTTTGTTTATCTTCATATGACCTAGTTCGAATCTCTCCTACTACAGTTACAAAATCACCTTTGATGAGTCCGGCGTAATCTTCTGCATTAACCCAACACACCACTCGATGAAATTGTGGCTTATCCTGTTGTCCGTCAATATATCGATTTGTGGCAACAGTAAAAGTAGTTACCGGCTTTCCGTTTTTCGTGTAAGCAATTTCTGCATCTTTAGTTACATTTCCAGCAATAATTGCCTGATTGATATTAATCATTTGTTATCTCCTTTTTAACAATCTCACGACTCTTCTAATCATGATGCTACGTCCATTGGTTTTATACATTGAATCTAATAATGCCACCAATACATGCATCCAAAATCTCTTATCCATACCTATACCTTATCCTTTTATCCCTTAATTTAATTAGCCTATATACCCGGAATGGATAACCTGTCATATTAACTCCCTCATACAAGCTATCCTTGTCCAAATAATATCCATTAGGCACCTTAATATCCTTTGCCCATTCAGTAGATGGTAATGTCTCCACCTTCTCTTTTGGCTTAATCAAGTTTTTACTCGATGTCCACCGTCGCTTAAATACAGCAGCTTTTTCATCACTTTGAATTTCTTTCACAAAATAACTTGCCATTCGAATTGCATCCTCTGCTTTCCCTTGGTAAATTTTTTGTTCAAAATATCCATATGGCCATAGTTTTTCCATATCATCCGGATAAATCTCAAATGCCTTATTTATGAGTAAATGAAAATGAATTCGACTTGCACCTTCTACCACATAGATATATTTCAATGGTTTCTCTTTTGACTTATATCTATCGCTCAACCTTCTAATAAAATTTCTAATATCTTTTTTTGCTTGCTCCCAGGTTGGCTGCTCCCGGTAGGTTAAAGTCAAATAGTAATCGCCTGGAGAAAAATTATTATCTATGAGCAACCTTAATTTGCTCTCTGCTAATCTCTCATTGTTTCTTTTCATTTCTTCTGGTGTTGGCAATTTCCGTTTCTGTCGAGTTTTTCCTCGACTATATATTTTCGGTGATTGATAGTCAGTTACTTCAATCATATTTTTAGAAAAAATTTTCTTTCGTCTACGCATATAAAAATCCAATCTTCGATTTCGTCGATTTGTTAATAGATGATATCTAGTTAAAAAGAGCCGATGTTTATTGACTTTTCGGCTCTTCTGACTAGCTTTTTTGGATTGTAATATGGTATAATTTATTTACGGTTAGTAGGGTTTATACCACATAAATCCTAAAGCGATTAGCATTTTTGCTAGTCGCTTTTTTTATTGCCCTGAATAACTGGATAAGCACATCGAGTTACACCTTCAAACACCCTGGAATACTTGCATTTATCACAACATTTCATACAGGCTAATCCACTTATCAAATCGCAATGAACAAAGCTTTTGTCCGGTTTGCCACATATCCCACATTTAATCTCTTTTAGTGCCATGACACACGCTTTCTCGGAATACGAGGGCATCCGTCTTTTTCTTGATCATATGCTTTACGTTCCGGTACCATTTCTATTTCATCAAACTCAATAGGTGTTTCTTTCCCAATTTGCCATACAACGTAAATCACCGCTTCAATAAATAACACTGAAAATACGCCCATCCACATCCATCCTGCATACACGCTAAACATAATCATCACTCCCCCTTGTATAAATGTACCCATTGCTCTTCCCAATTAATTCTATATATACCCGGAAAATTGTAATCCATTCGCTGAACGGTAAATCCTACTCCGGCAATAATGCCAATTGTCGTCAATACATCGTTAGTAGTAAATTCATTTGGAGGCACATCTACCCATACTTCCGTTTTACCTTTATTAACAGCATCTTTAATCAGCTTGCTCCATGCACTATATAAGCCTTTATTCCTATCTTTCATTAAAAGATTACATTCTCCTAAAAACAGTTTCACTCTGCTCTTTGCTGACATGCTTATTGCCCACCCTTTCTAATTAACTTCTTGTACGGTCCAGTCACCTCTTACAAATTTAAGAAGAGGATCTCGGAATATTACATACTTATACCTTTTACCTTTACCGGTAATATCTATTGCCCGGCCAAAGATATCAAACTTGCCTCGTTGTAATCCTATTCTTAATGTTTGTTGACTCATGTCTAAGATTCGTGCAGCTTCTTGAATACTTACCTGTGTTTTATTCATTTTTTCACCTCCTCAATAAATAATGTCACGTTAATATATTCATCTATTTTAAATCATAATACGGAAAACCGTTTTATCGCTTAAAAAAAAGTAAGTCAACTTCCATCGGTGTCAATTTTCTTGTTAACGATTCAGTTGCTACCTTATGAATTTCAAGTTGAGTAAATGGCACCTTATTGGCTAGTCGCTCATATAATGCCGTTGTACCAATGCCTAAAAACTTAGCAAATTTAGAGTTACTTCCAAAATGCTCTTTAATAAAACCTCTTAAATAAGAATAATCAAATCTTTCATTCATTACATCACATCCTTTCTTTTACGGTTTTCCGTAATTAAATAATACAATAGCTTGAAATAAATGTCAACGGTTTACCGTAATTATTTTCTTTTTTTTATTGCTTTTTATCCGCTTTTCCGTATATAATAAAAATAAAAAGGGGTGAAATTATGAATGCATTCAGCAAAAGACTAAAAGAAACCATGATTAATCGTGGAATAACGCAATCAGACTTATCCGCAATGACTTCTATTAGGGCTTCATCTATATCTGACTGGTTAAATGACAAATATAGTCCTAAGCAAGATAAAATTGCTATTATCGCTAAAGCTCTAAACGTAAGCCCAGCATGGTTAATGGGGTATGACGAAGAGAATAATGAAGAAACAAAAGGCTACTATGATGATCCCGAAGTTGCACAATTGGCCAATGAAATAAAAAATGACCCTGAATTGCGACTATTACTAGATGCAAAACGGAATCTGTCAAAGGAAGATATGGAAAGCGTAATAAATATTACTAAATCATTGTTACGCAAGGAAAGAGGTTCCGAAGAATAAGTTTGTCTTTTTAATTAATTCATCCTATAGTATGAATTTCTATACAAGGAAGAAAGGTAAATATGAGTAATATGGAAACGACTATTAAAAACCGTATACAAATATTAGGAAAGACAAAAGGCTTAAGTCTAACTAGAATTGAAAATCTACTTGGATTTGGAAATGGAACGATTACTAAATGGGATAAATCTTCACCTAGTGTAGATAAACTAAGACAAGTCGCTATATTATTAAATGTATCTGTAGATTTTTTGTTAAGGAATCCCCTACTCATTAATTCTTATGAAAGATTTGAACAGTTACTGAGGGAAAACAATGTTACTCCATATAGAGTCTCCAAAGAAACTGGCATCCCCACATCTACTTTAAGTTCATGGAAGAAAGGAACTTATACACCAAAAAATGATAAATTACAATTAATTTCTGATTACTTTAGCGTTTCCCTTGAGTGGCTGCTTGGTAATACAGACATTAAAGAAAAAGTAAACTCTGAAAAATACGATGATGATTCAGAAGTAGCACGACTCATTAATGAAATAAAAAATGACCCTGAATTACGTCTACTACTAGACGCAAAACGGAGTCTATCTAAAGAAGATATGGAAAACATAATAAATATCACAAAATCATTATTACGTAAGGAAAGAGGTTTCGAAGATTGAATTTTTTTATTTACTTAATTGATTTACCATATAGTGTAGGTGGATATACAAGACTAAATGAAGATGGAACTTATACCATTTTATTAAATGCTCGCCATTCAATTGAAGAGCAACGGAAATCTTATATCCATGAACTTAGTCACATAGAAGGTAATGACTTTGATACAGAATTACAAGCTGATTTATTAGAACAAATGCGTCATGAATCAGGGTTCTAAGATTATGATTTATAAAGTAGAAATCCTTATTCTAACTATTACTAAACAAAAAGGAGTTAAATGATGATTGACATGGTTAAAGGACTTTATGGCTGGTTATTTATATCAGTCCTTATTTCTTTTTCGACGTTTAGTATTAAAGCATCTTTTACCGATGTATTTTTATCATTTTTAGCTTTTATGTCCTTACCAATATTAATTCTTATATTTCATCGTTACATATATTTTATATTAAGTATAGCTTTGTTTACATACATATATTTCTTTTCAACAAAAGCTTATTTTCAACTATTATTTATTCCATCTTTTATGCTTCTACTTCCCATAATAACTATACTATTCATTAAATTACATTCTCTTTTTAATAATGAAAACATTTCTTTTTTACAACTATATAATGAGTTAAGAGATAAAATTAAAAATTCTATCGAAATATGCACTGATACTATACCATACTTAGATAAAGTGCCTGTCAATAATAAAGTAATTCCTGTATATGCTTCTTCTCAATATAAGTTATTTTATGAAATTTCTAAAGACTATATAACAAATGAAAAAAAATATGCAGTTAGTATTCCAGACGACAGCTTACACCCATTTTTAGATAAAGATGATATTGCTATCATTACATTAGTAGATGAAGCATATAACAATGAAATTGTTTTTATTTCTATTAATGAACAAGAACCTATATTTCGTTTGTACGAGATGAGCAATGAACGAGTAGTTTTAAAAGCATTTAATTCTCCATATAATTCACTTAAATTTTCTTTGGATGAATTTAAGGAAAATTGCCATATTATAGGTGTTGTACATACTGTTCATCGTGATATTTCTCCATATAAAGATTACACAAATTATAATCAGATTAATAATTAATTCTAAGGAGTTGAAATATGAATAACAATCTTAATATAACAATCCAAAAGACACATCCAAATCCGGATAAGCTAAAAAAGATTATGGATCTTATGCAACAATCATTTGATTCTGATTCTAATAAAGTAAAAGTCTTATATGATAGTCGCTTATTTAGTAATGCTAAATATATAAACAATCATTTGGTATGTTCAAACTGTGAATCAGACATTACGCAATTTAAATTTATAGCACATGCAATTGATAATAAGGATAAAGAAAGAGAAATACATCAATGCCAAAGCTGTGGTCAATATATATTTACACTTTATGATTACCAAGGCTTTTAAAACTGCATTTTAAATCAAAAAGCGTATAAAGTTTAATAAATGATATTAAATTCTATGCTCATATACAAGATATAGTCTTCCTAGAAATTAACGCTACTATTCAGATGAATCATTATGCAAAAATCTTTATATACATTCGATATTGTTACTTTTTTATTACAAATTTGTTTACATTTTGAATAATTTATGTATATTTTACGGCTCTTAGCCCTTGACGATAACTCAGGTTCCTGTTACAATCAATGTACAGAGAAAACGTGCTGACCTTACGGGCGAAGCACACAACTCGTCAACCTAAGGGTTGGCGAGTTTTTTTATTATGAGGTTATCTTATGCCAAAACCATTCAAATCACACAACTCCTTGCTTAAATTAATGCGGAAACGAAATATAAGTATTGCCAAAGGAAGTGAAGGTAGTAAAGTTAAAAATATTCTTTCGAGAGAAAATTATTATTCTGTCATTAATGGATATAAAGATATATTTTTAGATCAAGCAATTACCAAGCAAACTAATGATGACTACTATATAACTGGTACTACATTTTTCCAAATTTATAGTGTATATTGTTTCGACAGAAATCTACGCAATATTTTAATGAAAAGCTTATTGCAAGCAGAACAAAATTTGTGTACTAAAGTAGCCTATAGATTTGCCGAAGAACATAAAACTGAATTTAGTCATCTTAATATAAATAACTTTTCAAAAACTGATTTGCCTCAATCTACAAAATTAATTTCCAAGTTATCAAATGTAACACAATTAAACTCCAAATCTAAAGAGAGTGGCTTCTATCATTATCTAACTAAGCATCAAGATTTACCTTTATGGGTTTTAGTTACTAAATTAACTTTTGGTGAAATTACTGCCTTTTATAAATCAGTAATGCCTTCTTTACAAGAGAAAATATTACATGATATTCACAAAGAATATTCTGCTGAATTTTCTATTCCGATTACCGCTCCTACCTCTTCTTTAATTGGTAAATTTAATACTATTTTAGATGTACTGGTTCCATATAGAAATATATGTGCACATGGAGACAGATTATATAATCACAGAGTAAAAAATGGGAAAAACACAATAAAACTATCTTATTATTATACGAATAACTCTCCTAAAGGTAGCGAATCTTCTTTTTATGGGCTACTCATTTGCTTAAGATTATTTCTCCCTCGATTAGAATATAAACGTCTAATCAAAGATGTTATCGCTGAATTAATATTGGTAAGTAAGAGCCTCCCTGAACCTCAATTCAATATGCTTCTCAGTAAAATGGAACTCACGTTAAATTGGAAAGAAACACTTAATAATTTAAAATAAAAAATCCCCCACCCTGTTGGAGCAGAATGAGGGGCTGCACATAACAACCAAAGAGGTGTTATACACAAAACACAATTATATTATAGCACACCTTTGGTATTTTTTACCAAGGAGGAATATATGAAACGCTCTAATGGAACTGGTAGCGTCTACAAGCTAAAACAGAAATTACGAAAACCTTATAAAGCTGTTATAACTGTAGGCTGGACAGATGACGGAAAACGAATCCGTAAATGCATTGGCTATTTTGAAAAATCAAATGATGCCCGTAATGCCTTAACAGAGTATCAACTTAGTCCAGATAAATTCAACAATAAAGACGTTACTTTTGCCGAAGCATGGGATTGGATGATTGAAGAAAAGCGACGAGCCGGTGTTGATATTGCTAAAGGTAAATTTTCCGCATCAAAGGCCAAAGTAAAGCCTATTTGGAATATGCCAATGCAGAAAATAAGACTTGTACATTTACAAGGTGTTATGGATAGCATTAAACATTTAAGTCGTTCTTCCCATGAAAATTTAGTAAAAGCAATAAACGGTGTTTTTAAAGTGGCCATAAAAAATGATGTCATTGTAAAGAATTATGCCGCTATGATAACTTTACCACCAGTAGAAAAATCAACTATGCATAAACCTTTCACAGAAGATGAAATCGCTATATTATGGCAAAATACCGATAATAAATTGGTAAAAATATTATTAATCTACATTTATACCGGATTACGCCCTATTGAGTTATATGAAATTAAACTAAGCAACATAAACATTAAATCTAGATATATGATTGGTGGTGTAAAAACTACTGCCGGTAAGGATAGAGTTATACCTATCGCTAAATGTATTCTTCCTTTTGTCAATGAAATTTACGCCACAGCAAGCTTTAAACGGTCTGATACATTTCTTCCCAAAGGATATATACCAGTTCGTTTTGATGCCCCATTAAAGAAACTTTGCAAGGAGTTAAATATATCAGAGCATAAGCGACATGACACAAGACATACTTTCATCACCCTTGCTCGTAACTATGGTATGGATTTATACATATTAAAAACAATTGTTGGCCATATGCACAACGATGTAACAAGTAGCGTATATACGCATAAAGAAATAGAACAACTGGTTGCGGCTGTTGACTCGTTACCATCAAAATTTACGATACAAGATGTAGCCACGATGTAG